GAGCTCCATGTCGTTTTCTTTGCTGCGACGATAGAGCCGGTTTTTCTCCGAGAGCGTGACCGGCGAAGCGTGCACGACGAGCTTCCACTCGGGCACGTCGATCTTGCGTGTGCCGAGTGAGGCGAAATGTTCTCTGACTTGATCGATTGCGTCCATGTGTGTGTGTGTTTTGCCTGCGAGATTAAGCCGTCAACGTGCTCAGGGTCCCGTTACCCTCGAAGGCGATTGAGCCCTCGATGATGCCGTCGAAGCTGGCGCTGACGTTGAACTGGGTGACGATGGCGGCGCCGGAATAATAAACATCGCCGGTCGTCGAGCCCTCTGGATAAAGGTTCAACGTGACCGAGCTTCCGATGGTGATCAGGAGTTGGCCGGCGTCGGTCTCGTCCCAATAAAGGTCGCCCGAAACCGAGAACGATTTCATGGATGCGAGCCGGGTGCGGTAGGTGTCGCCGATGACGGAGTCTTCGACGGTGTCGGACGTGTGGGTCAGAGCATAGTTGCGCAGTTCACCAATCGTCGTGCTGGACAGTTTGATAAGGCCTTCGCGGCCGAGTTTGGTAGCCATAGAATTAGTCGGTTGAAAAGTAGATGCAGTTGAAAGTGTGACGAGCCGATCCGAAGCGCCGGTCCTCATCTGGCTCGATCGTATAATCGACTGCCGTCAAATGCAGATCTTGACATACGCCACCCAGCGTCACGTCGGCGAGCACGGCCGCCTCGACCGCTGCGCTCCCGGTGTCAAAAAGATCGTCGATCAAATAGGTCCCGCTCTCGGCGACAAAGTAGTCTACAATGAGCTGGAGCTGCCGGTATTGCGTGCGGTTGCTCGGCCCGAGTGTGCGGACCTCGATTTGCTCGCTGACCGCGTAAACGGCAGCGGCCGGGAAGCTGATGCTGGCGATCGTGTTGTTTCGCCCGCGGAGGATGTTCGCCGTCGGCACGACAAGAGCGCCGGTCAGCGCGGCGCCGGTTGCGTTGCGGATGTTTGTGCGTGTGCTCATGCTGTTGGGGTTTTGATTGGCATCGCACCGCCGACACGGGTGAAGCCAAGATTGACGGCGCGGTTGGCAAGAACGGCGGCGACTTTCCTGGTGGTTGTTTTGATGCGTGAATTTATAGTCCCGTCAATCATGCGCTGATAATTTGAGATCTTCACGTTACTAGCCGTAGCCTTAATAAATGGATCCGGTCCAAAGGTAGAACGCACCGAACCAAAAAGCGTATTCCCTCCAGCTTGTGGCTTAAGTTTGTCGCTGAACTTTTTATAGCGCGCGCCAGTCACTATTGCGGATGACCTCCAGCCGCTGACACTCCAGCCAACTCGATCTTCCATCGTCTTTCGTACACGACGAAAATCCAATCCAAACGCAAGGACTCGCGGCTTGCCTTCAATTCTGCCGTTTGCATTTCGCTTACTGCGATGATATTTCTTGATAGCATCTTCGCTTTCAAGCAGAGGCTTTCCGTAATAGTGTGAGAGCTTAGGATTATTGAGCAGCAGGCGCAACTTCTCAACCTTGCGATTGCGCACGTATCGCGCCATAGATTTATAAAATCCGCCTTCGGTCGCCTTAGCTTGTAGGTCTTGGTAAACCAACGGTTCCGCGAGCTTGTTAAAATCTCCGCGCACCGCGTTGACGCCTTGGGCCTTTTGTTTTGGACGGGTGAATTTCACGATGGTCTGGATCGCGTACTTGGCTTCTTCTTTAATCACCGAGCCAAGATCAACTTTTGCCGCTTTCGCCAAAAGATGTAGCTGCATTTCAAGCTGCGAAAAACTGGTTTTAATATCAATCATATCGACTTGCAGACTTCGATTTCGCAGCCGGCGCCTTCAGCGTCCAAGGTCACGCGTTCGATAAAGTAGGTGATGCCCACCCGGGAGAGAGTCTGCGTGACCTGGGGCACGGCGCTGACGCTCGAGGTGAGAAAAAAGACCGTGAAGCGCGAGTCGTCTCGGCGCTGGTCCTCGAAGTCCGCGAACGCATCGCGCGATGCAGACCAGACGCCGGTGATGCTCGCGCTCTGGTAGGTGAACGCAATGCCGGCCTGCGCAAGTATCGCCGAGAAGTCGGAATTGATCTGCGTCGGGTCGAAGTCTCGGACGGCGGCCATATAATTGTGCGACTTGTCAAACGGCGCCGAAGTGCAGCGCGTGCATCGCCGGCCGGTTAGCTTTGAGCCAGGGCTCGGCATCGGCCATGCACCTGGCTGCGTCGTTGCCGCACGTCTGTGAGCCGACGTGGTGCACGTAGGCTCGGGAAACAAAGTGCCGGCGCTTCATGTCCGCACATTGCACGTCGTCGCTGAACCAGTTGATCGGAGGAAAATCGACCCACGCATCCCGGTGGATCCACGCGCAGATCGGCGCGATGACCGGCGTCTCAATGATGCTGCGCTCCGACTCGAACCGCAGGAAGTCCAGGCGCCCGGAGCCGCAACGGATGTTCTGCAAGCCTCGAGCATAGTCCGACCTGGCTGCGACGTAGCCAAGATCGGCGACCGCCTCCTTGAGCAGAGCAACGTCCGCCAGGAGCCTCGCCCAGGTCGTCGGCGTGAAAACGATATCGTCGTTGCAGATGACCAGCTCGGAGTGGCGCGTGAAGGCGTCGCGCATCGCAAAGTTGTAGGCCTCGCCGAACGTCGCGCCGACCTTGAAGTGCACGTGCTTTTCGACGCCGGCCGGCACGTAGGCCTTGATCGAGGCGAGCATGACCTCGAGGCAAGCCGAGTTGACCGTGCAGATCACGATGGCCGGCTGTTCGCTCATGGCTTTTTAGCGCCCAGAATCTGCTCAATGTTTTCCGCGTCGATCAGCGTGCAGCCACTCGCCAGGATCCGCTCATCCCAGCCGTGCGGTGCGACCATCCCGTCCTCGGCGTTCACTTGGATCACGCCCGGATCCGCGGCGCTGGGCTCGCCCACGTCGTGCAGGAATTGCTTGGCCATGTTGATCGTCTCGGCGTCGTCGGCGCGCACCAGGAAACGGTGCTCGATGCGGTCCGGCTGCGCCGCGGTCGAGAGCCACGCGTCGCGGAATGACACCGATCGGGTCGAGTTGCCGAAGGTCTTTTGCATGATTCGGATCCTCGGCTGAGTGTGCTTGTGAAACACGAGCTGCATCGCCGCGGCGTCGTCCAGTTGGCCGGCGAGACGAAACGCCCTCGCCGCGAGATCGTGGCCGGCCCAGCCGTACCATTTAACCTCATGGGTCCACGGCCGATCCTTTTCGCTCGGCTCCGGCAAGGTCAGCATCCGAGACGCCCAGAAGCTCGCTCGCTTTCCGTCGTTGCGCTCGAACGCCAGGAGGATGACCGACGCAATGGCCTCGCGACACCAGGGGAAAACGCCGTGCGCGCTCATCGCAAAGCCCATCGCCTCGCGCCGGGAAGCGACCAGTCGCGCGAGGTTGAGCTGGACCTCGTATCTAAAGCTGTCGTCGAGGTTCGGGAAGCTCAGCGCGATGCGGCCGAACTGCTCCGCGGCCGTCTTGTTGCCGGCGCAATAGTGCTCTTGGTGCACGTAAAAATACTGCGTTGCAGACTCGGCCACGCTCCGCCCCAGGATCGCCAGGTTGCGCTTGCGGTTGTCCTGCTTGATCGAGATCGGCTTGTGATGCCAGACCGGCGTCGCCCAATCGAAATGCCGATCGTTCGGCAGCAAGAGCAGGTTCTCGTGTACATCATGGTGCCAGATGCGCCCAGACACGAACGCCGAGCGCCGAATGATCCGTTCGCGGTGCAGCTTTTTGCCGGTGCCGTGCACATCATACGGGCAGCGAAGCATGAGCACGTCCTCGGATAGCTCGGCAAGCCTGTCCCGGAGTTTGTCAGCATCCGCGATCACGTCGTCGCAGTCCGCCCAGATCAGCCAGTCGCCGCACGCCTGGGCGAAGGATTGGTTGCGAGCGCGCGCGAACGAATCGACATGCTTCCAGGCTTGGGATGTCGCGCCGTTTTTGTATTCTGAAAAGATAAAGCCGACGGAATTCTGCATGCACCAGTCGCGCACGATCTGTTCGGTCGCATCCGGTTCCCGTGAGCCGATGGCGCGCACGAGTGAGACCTCGTCGATCACGCCGTTAAAGCTCTCGAGCATGGCGCCGATCTGTGCCGCTTCATTGCCCGCAATTACGCAAAGAGAAAGTATCATGGTCGTCGTTGTGTGTGCGTCAGGTCTTGCGGATCTCCTGGAATGGTCAAAACAAAAAGCCCCACGCCGTGAAGCGTGAGGCTTTAAGATCAAAATCCGTTTAAGGATTAGGAATACTGAGTCGTCACGAGCTGACCGGCGTTCGAATTGACCACCTTCTCGGCGGTATATTGCGAGGCGCGGACGATGTTCGACTTGATCGCCTCTTCGCGATAGGTCGAGACACCGATTGCTGGACCGTACTCGGACCAGTTTAAGGTAAAGCCAGCGCCGCCACCGAAGTAGCCGGCGGAGCCATCGGTAACGGAACCGACCCAGATGTAGGTGTTGGCCCAGGCATTGGCAGCGGAGAACGCCACGCCCTCGGGGGCTTGGTCGTAGCTGGCGCGGCCGATCAACACTTCGGCAACACCGAAGACTTCGGCGGCGGCCTGGGTGCTGGCATTGAGGATCGTGTCAGTCGAAAGACCGGTGCCGCGGAGGCGGTTCTGGAATTTCGTGCTGGCGCGGACGCGGGTCCATACTGGATATGGAATAACCACCTTGAGGTTGGTCGTGGATTCGCCCTTGGAGAGCAAGCGATCGATGGCTTCTTGCACGTCTTGACCAGCGTCGAACGTGGCGAGATTCGCGGTCGTGTAAGCGGTGCCGGAATTCGTCGCCGTGAAGGTGCTGGAGTCGAAGATTTTGGCAGCGACGCGGAGCTCGTGCGCCAGGAGCAATTTGCGCTTGGCGAGTTTGGCGGCGATGACTTCGGCGTCGAAGAAGCGGGCAACGTCGAGGGTGACGGTGTCGTCAACAGCCTCTTCGTAACCGTACTCGAGCGCGGTGTAGGTGTCTTGCACGAAGGCGCGGGTGCCACGAGCGTAGGCGCTGTATGGCGAGCGGTTCTTCATGTCGCTCTTGAGGAGCTGACCTTCCTTCAGAACGAAGGATGGGTATTGGCCGGCGCGCACTGGGACGTCCAAGATGGGCATCACGGAAGTCCCTATCAAACCGGCCTCAAAATCCTTGGCCTGCTCGACGACTCCGGCGATATCGCCGCGGAAAATAGCTGCTGAATTGCTGTACATATTAGTTTATTTTTAAAGGTTAGAGATTCTTTGGAATCATTTCGATGATCGCACCAGCGTCGGACGCGGTGCTAAGAGATTTGCCAACGGTGATAGTGCCGGTAATTGCGACCTGGCCGGAGGCGACGCTGAACAGCGTATCACCCACGGTGACTGGACCGGCGAGCAAGGTAGCGTTCACGGTGTTGCCACCGAGGAATTGAACGGTGACGAAATCGCCGCTTGCAGCGTCGATCGTAGCCACGCCGTCAGGCAGGGAAGCGGTGGCGGAAAGACCGACGCCGCGGTTGCTGGAAATCGACACGAGGCGGAAGGCGGTGATAGCCGCGTTCGCGACAAACGAGCCGCTGTTTTGGTATGAAGTTGCCATGGTAGTTGGGTATTAGAGTTTGACGAGTTCGCCGCCTTGAACGCGTGCGCGATACGCAGCGTAAAGGTCAGCATGGTTTTTGATCGCGAAGGTGATGGCCGAGGATTTGTCGCCCTTGAGCTCGGTGGCTTTAGAGGCAACGACGTCTTCGAACTTCTGGACCTGCACGACTGGTTTGACTGCTTCGGCCGAGGCAATCGGGGCGGCTGGCGCACCGAAGCTCTTGGCAAATTCTTTGACGGCAGCGAGGGCCGCGGTGTTGGCGGCGAGCTGCACGACTTCGTTCTGCGCGCTCATCATGGCGGGCTTGTCTTCTTTCGGAGCGTCC